AAACTGACAGATATCCAGAAGTCGATGTATATTAAGGGAAGATTGGGACTTGTCATTGATGGAACTGGAAAGAACTTTAAGAAGATATTAACACAAAAAAGATACTTGGATCAACTTGGATACGACTCTGCGATGATTTTTGTCAACACCGATCTTGAGACTGCGTTAGAAAGAAACAGAAATCGCCCAAGACAACTACCAGACGCAGAAGTAGAAAAGATGTGGAAAGGAGTTCAAAAGAATATCGGTAGATTCCAGAATACATTTAAGACAAACTTTTATGTAGTTGATAACTCTGACGGTGCGGATTTCGCAAGAGATTCAAAGAGAGTTTATAAAGATATTAAAACTTGGTCTGCTAAACCTCCCAAGAATAGTATCGGCAAAGATTGGATAACTCAGGTAAAGAAACAAAGAGGTATCAAGGAGGATTACTCTATGGATATATATGAAGATCAAGAATCAAAGATGGCACTAACTCAACTCAGAGCACTCGCAGATAAAGCAGAACAACTCTCAGATGAACTAGTCGGAATGCTTAGAGATTCCCCCAATCAAGATATCGAATTGGACGCATGGGTTCAGGCAAAGATTACCAAGGCAAGTGATTATATGACATCTGTCTATGATTACATGATGTATTCGGAGAAAGAAGATTGAAAGACTTTAAACAATACATGACAGAGAAAGTCAAGGTAGAAGTACAAAATCCTCAGAGTCTTGAAGATTTCGAAGATCCTCAAGTATACTTTAATGGAATATATACTTACAGCACTCTCAATATGAAGTTGAAGGGTTATGTAGATCAACTTTCACGAGCAGTTAAAATGAAGAACTGGAAACAGGCCGGAAGTCTTATGGAGAAAGGTGGAATGTCTATGAATATTCCAGATCTCATAGAAGCAATCGAACAGGTTGAAAAAGAAATGGGTTCTAGGACATGGAAATCTAAGAGAACCAAAATGAAAAAGAAAGGATAAATTATGAGCGTTAGTGAAAAACAAGATTTAGTAAATACTCTGAGAAGAGAAATTGCATATGCAGAGTCGAAGGTTCGTCCATCTGCAACAGGGAACATTATTACTGCAATCAGTTGGATGGAGAGCAGAGTAGAAGAATTAGAAACACAACTAAATGAAGAGTATTTGGAAGCAATGTAATGAAAAGTTTTGCATCTTATAATAAGACTATATGTGAAGATTGCAGTGAAGCAATCCGATTTCATTTAGAGAATGATATACCATTCCTAGAGAACATATTTCGTATGGGTTCTGAAGGATTCTTTGAATTCTTTATAGAGGCCAAATCATTATATCAGGAAGGTAAGTTAGAACATCTAAATGAATCTGACATAGAGATCTTAAATACTGATATAGGAGATTTCGCAGAGTTTGAAGGCGAAGAAGTCCCGCTGGATTTACCTATGTCTGAAGAAGAAAAAGATGTAGAACTGAATAAACCCAAGAGAGGTGGCAGTAAAAAATATTATGTCTACGTCAAGAATGATAAAGGAAATGTTATAAAGATTTCGTTTGGCGATGATACTGGACTCTCCGCAAAAATCAATGACCCCGAAGCAAGAAAATCCTTTAATGCTAGGCATAAATGTGCTCAAAAGAACGACAAAACAAAGGCCGGATACTGGGCTTGTCGTTTACCGAAGTATGCTAAATCATTGGGACTTTCTGGTGGGGGTAATTTCTTTTGGTAGAACCATACGTTCAAACCTCAATAACATCAAATAAATTCCTTAGAACATTCCCAGAAACAGTCGATGAAGATTCTCTCGTATGGCACAGAGATATAAACACTAGACATATGAGAGTAGTAGAAGTAGGAGATTGGTATTTTCAGAAAGATAATATTTTACCAGCAAAGTTAAAGGTTGATGATGAGTTTATTATATGGGAAATGGAATATCATAGGTTAATAAAAGAAAGTGGCCACCTTATTATCGAAATTACTGAGTTCCGGAAATAACGAACAGATAAATAGTATCACTATGAGTAAAGAATACAAATACGAAGATATAGATTACGGTTTCACTGCGGTTGATGAAGAAGAACTCGCAGAACTCCGATCTGCGCCCCAAGAAGTCTCGGTCAAGATCGATGGTGTGGATAGTGAAATACAAAGTCTTAGTATCAAAATACAAGAATTAGTAGAACTCCAGACAGATATTATGTCCGAGTTGGTCGATACGAAACAACTGTATCAGGAAAAACTGAGCGGGTTAGATATAACCAGTGAAGTGACCGAAGATAAGTTGATGAAAGTAGAGAAACTTATTATGCCACTTCTTTATAATTTATTGAAGAACAAAGAGAAAGATTATATTTACTGGCCCAATCGTGAACCGATTATTAGAACTCAGATAGAAAAGATACTTGAAATAACAAGGACTTCTGATGAAGGATAAAGTAGTCTTTACCTTTGGAAGATTTAATCCTCCAACGATAGGACATGAAAAGTTATTAGATAAGGTATATGCGGTTGCTTCTAGAGAAGGTGCCGATTTCTTGGTATTCCCTAGTCATTCACAGAACCCTAAGAAAGACCCATTGGATTTCAGATCCAAAGTCAAGTTCATGAAAAAGATGTTTCCGAAGTATTCTAAGAACATTATGTCAAATAATAAAGTAAAGACTGCGTTTAATGCTGTTAGTCTTATCCATGAACTAGGTTATAAAGAAGCAATCATGGTTGTGGGTGGAGATAGAGTATCTGAGTTTAATAGTGTTCTTAACAAATACAATGGTGTTGAAGGTAGACATGGTTTCTATGATTTTGAAGGTGGAGTCAAAATAGTATCTGCAGGAGAACGAGATCCGGATGCGGAAGGTGTCTCTGGTATGTCTGCGTCTAAGATGCGAGCAGCTGCTGCAGCGAATGATTACGATTCATTTAAGAATGGATTGCCCTCTAAGTTTAGGGGCGGAGAACTTTTATTTAAAATGTTGCGTAAATCAATGAAAGTAGAAGAAACAGAATTGGGATTGTTTCTTGGTTCCGATGTTCATACTTTTAGAGAATTTATAAAGTCTCCTACCGTAGAATCGGTAGAAGTATTCGATGATAAGGAACTCATACAAGAATTTTATACTCCAGTTGAACTACAGAAGAGAGAATCATCTATCTCAGGTTTCAATTCTTTTCTTAAAGAAGAGAAGTTAGACGAACTGGTAAGTCAAAAACAGATAGATGATTTGGAGAAGTTTGCTGATAAGCTTCTAAAAAAGTACCAAATTGATGTCGAATTTACAAGACACTTTGTAGATAGAATAAACGACAAAAGAAACACTCCGGAGATCAAGGTCGCTGAACTCCAGAAAATCTTTAAGAAGATCAAGAGCAATAAGGGCAATCAGATCAAATCTAACGCAGACGATCAAGCAATCATCAAAGACATCTCTAGTTACCTCAACATCCCAGTAGTTATAAAGAAAGATAAAGACGGCGAAATAGAACTTACCGCAAAAACTATCATGCGTAAGAAGAATTTTTCTAGTTCCAATTCTGTTTTAAAGTATGAAGACATTGATGAAGATTTCACTAATATTCCTTGGATTGATGATACTCTTGCAAGGGTATTCCAGAGAAGTAGATATAAGATGGCACTTCAATATTTTTTTAAGTTTTATGAGAAAGATCCGCAACATAATTCTAGAAATGCGTTAGATAGGGCCTCTAAAGTTTTGGGATTAGAACCCAAGCCCCTCCAAAAATATGTCATATCTTTAATTAAAAAAGGTAAGATTCCGAAAAAGTACTCTTTCTAAAAATTATAAATATTGAGGATAAATATACCTAAATGGGGATCGTTATGGAATCTGGTCACAATTCATTCAAAAATTTCCTTGAGTGGCACAAAAAAGAAGGCGCAGAAAGAAGAGTCCGTGGTGGAGATATGAGAAAATCTCATAACAAAGAGTTGGAGGAATCCGACGAAGCACTTAAAGGTAAGGCCGAGAAAAGTGGTATCTCACTTGGAATTCTTAAACAAGTCTATAATCGCGGAATGGCTGCATACAAGACAGGTCATCGCCCCGGCACAACTGCACAACAATGGGCTCTTGCTCGTGTCAACTCCTTTATCACCAAAGGAAAAGGAACATGGGGTGGTGCGGATAAAGATCTCGCTGCTAAAGTCAGTGGCGGAACCAAGAAAGAACAAGCTCCATGTTGGGACGGTTACAAACAAGTAGGAATGAAAAAGAAAGGGAACAAGATGGTTCCCGATTGTGTCCCAGAGTCTTTTAGTGGAGCAGAGAAACAACCATTCAAATCTAAGGCTGGTGCTGGAGAGTTTGCATCTAAAGAACTAGAAAAGAAGTATCGCAAAGGAACTCCCGGCCAACCAAAGAAAAAGATTGAGGATGCTACAGTGACTGAGGCTCCAAAATATAGACTTAAAATGTCTCCGTCTCAGAAGGCAAATAAAGCATTTGGAACTAATTATCAATTGTTTCATAAGACATTTTCTGGTGCGATGCAACATTCCTATCAGGTAGCAAAGAAGAGAGGTTATAAGGTATCTGTAGATTCGATAGATAATCAGGTCGCATTTGGCCCCCGCAAACCCTCAAACGGAAAGACAAATAGTTATCACTTAGACTTGGATGGAGAAAGGAATAAGAAACTTCGCGTTCAAGTATATAATACCGGAAGTTCATACGAACTGAATATGTATATTGAGTCTATGGAACTCAACGAAAGAATGTCCAGAAAAGATTTTGATAAACTCAAGAAGGGCGACAAGATAGAAATCAATTACGGTAGCACTGTCTCTAGTTCTCAAACTAGAGAGTTTTCTGTAGTCAATAAATCCAGAAGTGCAAAGTACGATGTCGATAAGGTAAGACT